AGTATTACTCACACTTCCCCAAGAAGTAGGTAAGACAATACTTGACAAAGCATAGCAATTATTGAACATATATGACGTAGTGGTCACACTTCCCCAAGAAGTAGGTAAGACAATACTTGACAAGGAGGAGCAATTATTGAACATATATGACGTATTACTCACACTTCCCCAAGAAGTAGGTAATGTACACGCCTGTAATTCTTGACATACTGCTGTTAACCCAACAGTATCGTAGAAAGTGCTTGAACAATCCGTTAATGCCGTTGTTCCAAATACCGCCCATAGTATATTGAGATATTGCTTCCGTGTGGTAAAACTATGCCTTTTAACCTGCCATCTTGTAATATTGCCGGTTGCACCGTAAATCCGCACCTTATACACCCAATACCCAAGATTTGCGCAATACGTTCCCCCTGAATAATTATATTGATGCTGATAAGTCGTTCCACTTGCCCTTCCTGTTTCCACCGTACCATCACCCCAGTCAATCGTATAAGTGCCTGACGATGCTACCGTAGTGGCAAATGATATTCCCGTACCATCCGAAACTAAGAGATTGATTTCATTGTCACCCACCGTAGAAATGTCAATCCATTCGGCTGGTTTAGTCCATTGTGCAGGAGAAGTAGAAGTACTAATCGGTAATTTAAAACTTCCTATTGCCATTATGCCTTTATTGTTAAGTTCATCGTAACTCCTATATTTCCGGTTGGTGCGTTGGTAGCGTATAACTTGACACTTCCTGCACTTGATACCGTTTTTGGCAATATTTCCGCAGCCTTCACAACGGCTATGTCGGCATTGTCAGGTATTACCTCAACAATGGTATCCGCAGTTATGGCTACATTAGAATAATCATACTCGTATAATCCTGAAACCAATGACCAAGAAGCAGATGAAAGTGTAATAGATGTTATCTGCGTTGTATAAACCTCCGTAAAATTATCATTCACCTTATCAAAGGCATCACGAATACTATCTCCTGTGCCGTCATTTGCGGTAGTACCGATGTTTATTGTCTGTTTTGCCATAGCATTAAACAGCTAAAAGGAGAATTTCACCCCTCGTTTTTATTAATCTTCAGTAACATCTAATTCACCTATGGCAAACTGCGGTGTAATACCGGCAGAAACCGCAAGATCGGCAGTCAACTGCCCCCACCACAAACGATATGGTTCTGTAGTGTTGGTATTATCCATCCACAATTCAACGTACCGAATCGTGTTTGTACCGGCTGTACAAGCCCCGAAGGTAATTGCTGCGGTATTACTTGCCCCGTTACCTGAGACTGTCCAACCGGCAGAACTACGAGGTACGGCAACACCACCAGCAACATACCCTGTGTAATTAGCTTCCGTACCTACCGTTGCATCATCACAAGTTGTAGCTGAGGTACAAAGCCGTACATAAACATTTCCGGCAGTAGCAGAACCAAGAACGCCATTCGTGTCACCAATTCCGGCTATCGCAGCATTTTGTAAAAGATGCAGCAATAATTTGTTTTCCAAAGTGTTACTCTTACTTCCCATCACTCAAAGTTTTAAAATTGTTATACATTTAAATTTATTTATTTATTTGACTAACTCTGCGAACACCACTAACAGGATTAGGGTTCTGTGTCTTACCTAAAGCATCTTTGGTATTACCACCTGTGTCTTTTTCACCACCCATTAATTCCTCTTCTTCATCCTTTGTAAGTTCTTCTTCCTCTTTTATTGCACGTTCACGATTTGCAATAATTTCATCAATCTGTGTTTTATCAAAATATAAGAAATGTTTTAAGAACAAGTCTAATGGTAAATATTCTTCAATACCAGACATTACAAACTCTTTCATTGAAGCAGCACGAACCTTTCCAAGTTCAACCTTTTCCTTATCAGAAAGACTAAACATCTTATCCCATACAATCATATAAGGAGTTGCAGGTTCAGGTAAAACACCTACTTCAATACATTTGTCTATAAAAGGACGTAATATCATTGGTTCATTCTGTTCCTCCCTACGTGAGGTTACATAACTAATCCATTCCAGCTTATCCTGTGCAGAACTTAACTCACCACGCTCGGAACCCGTAAGAATACGTTTTGGAATACCCGTTACCGCACTAATCATTTGCATTTGTACATCCACGTGATTTATAGGGTCTGCAATCTGTTGTGCCAAGGCATTATACTTCACACCCTCATTAATAAGAACCCTACGAAGATTGTTTTCAAACTCATCTATCTGTTCTTTTAATGATTCAAACATTTCTGTAGTCATTTGATAATCCGGTGCAACCTCACCTGTATAACCAGGACGTGCCCCACGCCAAAACATTTCAGCATCACCGCCAACTAACTTTTCCAAATCAACCAAACGATTAAACACCGCACGTAATCTTGGTGTACCAAACACTTCATCATCTACAGGATCTTCTACAAGATGAACAACACGAGTATAATGAGCGTTGACAGTTGTTACAGAAGTCCCCGTTGTTATTTTTATGCCATAATATAAAGGTAGTCCATAGCGTTCACTTTTAGGATCTTCATCATATTTTGATATTTCTGCTTGGTCTTCAGAAAGTGGTTTAACATACAGTAATTCCAATTTCTTATTTGTAGACTTTGAAACAGGATTTTTAAGCCCTTCCCGATTAGACACATCATTTAATCCAAGAAACAAAATAGAGTAACGACCAATACCTGTTAATTTGTCGGCACGAATAAAAATAGACTTTAATTTCAATTTTTTGTCTAATTCCTTCCAAGCCTTTTCAAATTCACTATCATCTTCTTTTATCGTTTCAATTACATCAATTGTACCTTTCCAAGATGCTTTTACAGGGCGGTCAATAATAGCTTTTGCGATATCGTGTCGTAAATAACGATTCCAATAAGTTGAAAAACTAATTTCTTTTGGATAACCAAGTGCTTGGTAAATGTCCCTTGTACCACCATAGGTATCTGTTCCTAACATATTAGCAAAAGTCATTCTTGCCAATAATTCACTAAATGTTGTGATCTTTTTTGATACAACATTTACTTGTGGTGCTATTTTCCTTTTTCTTTCCATTATGTTATTCTTCTTGCTACCTTTTTCCTTGTCAAGAAATTAAACCCACCTGAGGTGGCATCAACCTGGTCTTTATATGTTGAGTTTGGGAACAATTCAAATTCATCCATATACACTTTGTTCCACTCTGCAATCCTCAACAATATATTACCATTATTTACCTGTACACTTAACGGGTCTGCCCTCTTTGCTTTATCCCCCGTAGGCTTGTCTGCTTCTACAAGATACCCTGCAAGGTTACGAATTGTGTTTTCAGCTGATTCCTTACCACCCGACCCAGGCTCCTGCTCAACTACCACCCAACACTTCTTCCCATCCACTTCAGCAGTCTGTCGTATAATTCTTTCCCTTTGTTCAGAACTCCATTGTCCACGTTTTACGTCATCCACCAAAAACTTACCACTCTTAAGTTTCCCAATCTTTACTCCTACCGTGTAAGCACCTTTTCCTGCACTACCGGCCTTATCCCAATATCGTACCCATTTAATTTCATTTTCTTTTTCCTCCAATATTTGGTTAGTTAATTGAAAATGTTCTATTTTGAACATTCCACCACCTGGAGGAGTCGGTGCTTGACCAATTTGTCCAGCATAACCATATTGTCCAAGATCGGTTTCCAATTCCTGTAAAACAGACCAAGGCATACGATTTACGTCAAACAAATTATCTACATAATGTTTTTTTAATTCCTGTGGTTTTAACTGTCCCTCAAAATGAAGTATTTCTCCAGGAATACAAATATGTCGTAAATTTTCTTTCTGTTTCTTTAAAAGGTGTCCTGACGGATCATCTTGGTGTAACCTCTGCATAATACCAATCGTAGCAGAAACCTCTTTATTTGTCTTACGTGTAGAAAGAGTTTGATCAATCCAACGAGCAGCATTCTCTAATTCTATATCAGAAGCAGCTTGTTGTGGATTAAGAGCATCGTCCCAAATAAGAATATCACCGTGGAACCCTGTTAATGTTCCTCCTACTGATGTACTATAACGATTACCTCCAAAGGATTCTCTATTATAACGCGGAGAAATAGGACTTGGCTCTTTTTTTACTATTCTATAATTAGTCTTGGTATCTTTGTCTGCTTTGATATCGAGTTCGGGATAGAGTTCTTTAAATCGTTGAGATTTGATTAAGTCTCGGCTATATTCGGCAGATTCTAATGCTAATGTCGAAGAATATGAAGCAGTAATAAATCTCATCCAATACCATTTAGTCCAGCACCAAACAGGAAATACAATACTGCAAAGAATAGTCTTGGTAGAACCAGGAGGTACATTTATTAATAAATCGTGCTCTTTCCTTTTACGTTCTCCAACTCTTGTTGCAATTTGTTCCAGCTCTTTACATAAATAAGGAATATGCCAATTGTCGGTATAAACCTGAGTACTTATTTCTGGCCAGGCCCATTGTAAAAAATGATATAGTGAACGATTGTTCAATTCTTTAGTAATAGCAGCAGGATGGCTGAGGACTTCCAGAACCTTTGAATTTTGGCTTATCAAAAGCTCTTCTGTAATTTTGTTTTTACGTACCCGTGTTATTACTTCCATTTTTAAACCTATGCGATTTTAAGTGACCCGCCTTCTTCTGTTTTACCTTTTTTAGCCAGCTTGTCAAGTATCATCAAATCCTCCGTGGTAAACTCCGATAAATCTAATTGGTGATTAACTGAAAGCTTTCCATTGATTTCAAGCCTTTCTGCCCAAACATCAGGTTTCCTTGCCTGCAACCATTTAATCGCTGCCGTGACATTCGGTGGATAATGCTTTTGTATTTGTACTAACAAAGGTTCTGTGAATTCAGCAGTTACCTTACCTTCTTCATCAAATATTTTTTTCCTATTTGTCAAAACAACGGTTTCAGGGCAAGTGTAACCAACGGCTGCCTGATATAACGAATTAGCAACCCTGGCATCAGCCAACATTTTTCCTTCCTTTAATGATTTCAAAAATGCTGGTTTTGATTTCTTCCATCTATCAATGGTACTTGGTAGAACATCAAATGCTTGTGCGAGCTGAACGTCAGTGACTCCCAGCAATGCAAAGAAATAAGCCAACCTTACAAATTCTTCCCTATAAACCTTTTCGGCACCTGTGGTTGGTCGACGTCTTGGAAGAAATGCTGCTTCTGGTAACCTATGCCTTGCAGCAATTCTTGCCTCCCTTTTTTCCTCTGGTGTTTTCATATCTTTTTATTCTACCTTTGTTCTGCAAATAGTATTGAACAAAGTTATACATTATATATAATATAAACAAAACAGTAGATACCTTTATGACACCACAGAATCAAAGTGTTCTTCCCGCCTCCTTCCCTCTTTAAACTCTTCATTTAACTTTTAAATTTTTAAACCTACAAGAACCTCACATAAAATTTTTGAAATTTTTCAACACTTCTATTTATCAAAGAAAAATTCAAATAAAGGTACAGTACAATATAATATATATACATATACACTTAATACATTCTATGTTGGAGATTATTATTACTGATATCTATTGATTTCTTTGTATATCTATTGATTCCTTATTAGAATAACATTTTACTTATTGATTCTTAAGAATCTTTATCAAATCAGTAAAACCTACAAGAAAGTTATCAAAATCAGTAAAACCTACAAGAAAGTTATCAAAATCAGTAAAACCTACAAGAACCTTAGAAATATTGTGAAATTATGAAAGGGGTCCTTCTCCGCTGTCTTACATAATGAATGCGTCAATTGATTAGCTGCCTTGTGTTACCAGCTACCAGCCCAGCCCGCGTGCCAATAGCTTCCCTCAGTACCTTGTGTGGCATGGTACCATTGCCCAATACCATACTACCAACTATTAATATACATATATCCAGCTTATTTTTGCACTGCTGTCAAAATACCCCGCCCCCGCCCCGCCCGCCCCTCCCCGCCCCAAATCAAATATATTGCATACTTACCTATATATTATTATATATTTACTACATATAATACTACCACATTATCATACTTACCATATTTAATTTTATTATTTACTATACTTAATATATTACCACATACCTTTTTTATATATTACTACCATATATGTACTTATTTTTGCCGCATACAAATACCATGCTAAAACTATTTCCAGAGGTATGTTCTTCAATATATACCAGCTTTTTTATGTTAAGTACACTCAAATACCTATTTAACGATAATATTACATACTGTTTAATAGCCAAATATATTGTTAAATAACCGCGTTTTTTTGGTACTTAACAATTTAATAACGTTCTGTTAATATTAACATAGATTATTGTTAAGTACGTAACAATTTAATAACGTTCTATTAATAATCATCTAACATTAGTATACTAAATTTGCAGCATACAAGTTCTTTTACAAGTTGTTTTGTTTGCTGCCGCGCTGCAAATTATTTTTTAACGTTGGAAATGAGAGTACGTTAATTAACAGTTTTTGGGGGATAACTTTTACAGCCGGATGTACCACAGTTAATGGGACTGTGAACCGTATTAATACTTTGAGGGTATTACAAAAACGGCAAAGGATATTGTTAGGTAAGGCATACTGATGAGGCTTTGGTAGCCGAAATGGTACTTTTTAATACAAGGTACCATATATGTCAAATTTTTATTAATTACCATTAACTTTTTAAAAATTTTTAATTATGGCAACAAAAAAGGAAAACGGTACGTTGGCTGCTGAAGTGGCTGCTACCACAGTTGAAAACGTCGAAATCGCCGCCGAAGTTAAAATGGCTGAGATCATTACCGAGGAAAGTATTAAGGCTTTAGAGGATACTCTGAAAGCAAAAAAGGCCCTGCTGGCAAAGTACAAAAAAGAAGCCGCTGAACGGGATGCCGCTGCCGCTGCCGCTGCGAAGCTGGAGATGCTTAAAAGCCAACACAAGGAGCAGGTTAACAACCTGGCAAGGGAAATGGCTGACGTGCTGGCTGACAGGCGTTGGGCGGGTGCTGAGGATTTTACCGAATGGCTCAAAGCTCAAATGGCCCGCGTTCCCAAGGCTCCCAAGGCTACGGCAAAGGCTGCGAAAGCTGGCAGCACAGGCGCTCACAGTGGGGACGGAATTATCACCAGGATTGCCGAGATTGTGGCTGAAGCTGGCGAGGAAGGCATCAGCAAGGACGCTCTGCAGGCTCAGCTGGGTGCCGAGTTTCCCCACAGGGACGAGAAGGACATCAAAGCCAAAATTTACTCCATGCGGAACTACGACCGTAAGGGCTACCTGCTTGAGGTGGAGGACGGCCGGTACTACAACCGCCCCGTGGATGAGGACGATGCCGAATAACGTTACCACAGGCGTGCTGATGAGGCTTTAGGAGCCGAAACGGGGCTGAGAATGCCCCGTACACGTCAAACCAAAAATTAAAAATAAAATGGAAAATAATTTTGCAAATGCCGCTGAATTATGGGTAAAAGCTGGCAAAACCAGTAAACCTTCCCGTAGGGAGCTTAATTTTATCCGGTACCTGGTATCCCGTGAGGAATCTCAGGATAAGATTATCGAGATAATTCAAGAAGTCTACAAACCTATTAATTTTTAATCCGATGAAAAAGAGGGAAATTTTGGAAAAGGTCCTGTTTGGATCAATGTACGTGTTGGCTGCCTCATTTTTGCTGGCAATTTTAACAGGCTGGGATTGGCTTGTCGTGCCGATGGGCGGCAGCTTTTTAGTGTGGGCGGGTATTATTGCCTGCGCAGAATAAGACATACTGATGAGGCTTAGAATAGCCGAAACCGGCAGGGCATTGTCGGTCTATGTCAAATTAAAAATCCAAAAATGAAAAAGAGAACTTTTGTGCTGACCTTGTGCCTGTTGACAGTCCTGTTGGTACCTCTTTGGAGGGGTATCGCGAAATACCAGGACGTCAAAATGGAGTGCAAGGACCTGCAGGAACCTACGGACATGAATATCGTCCTTGTTTTGGAGAAATATCATTTCTCCAGGCTTGATGTCTTTGACAAACCGAACCTTGTGGATTTCTACAAAAGTGGGTTAAGGAGGATGAGATGAAATACTTTGCGCCCAGGAATGCCATTAACCTTAAAATTGAATCTCTGATTGAGGAAATTTTGAACACGGACTATCTTGTTATGGGTCGTTCTGTGAACATCGCAAATCTGGGATGGAAATTTGAGTGGGACTCTGCTAAAAGGAGATTCGGAAGATGTTCTCCCGGTACTAAATTAATCTCTATTTCTTACCCATTGGTACGGCAAAATCGTGATAATTTAGGTGCGGTAAGGAATGTAGTACTTCATGAGGTTGCCCATGCTATCCATTGGGTAATTTATGGACGATCTTGTCACGATGCCATATGGCAGCACATCGCCCTGGAAATTGGGTGCGATGGTAAGAGGTGCTATTCCTCGGAAGATGTGAAACCTACGGAATCCAAATATTCTTTGGTTTGCTTAACCTGTGGAAAAGTTTATCCTAAACACAGAAGGCCGACAAAGGTGTCCAGCTGTGGCATCTGCCAACCGAGAAGGTTTGACCCTCAGTTTAAATTGAAATTGATCCAAAATTATTAAAATGAGAACGTATGATGATGAACCTGTCAGATTTACCGGCAGAATTGAAAAAGTTGTGATTAAGCCCTTGCAAACCACACCAAGACCTATTCGTGAGATTGCTCATGATATTCTCTTGGATTGGAAAGGGCTTGGACCGTACCGTGCTTATCTTACTCCGTTATTCAAATTTAACAAAATAACGGACAAAGACCCTCAGCTTGGGTTTCCTGGAGCAGCTAAATCTGCTGTTCTTGGTTTCCTTGCCAACAGCCAATCCTGGAAAGGAGAAACTGCCAGGAAAATCAAAGAAGAATTGAAAGGACTCTTAAACCAAAATTAAAATGGAAAACATTGCAGACACACAAACTCAATAAAAGGTGCGAACGGTAGATATTGTCTGGATTGTGACCGTTATGTCTAAATTAAAGGAGTGATATAACAAGAGAGTTACCGCACTAAAAGGGTCTTTCGGATAATCAGTTACAACCTACCTTAGAAATAAGATGAGTTGTGTAATACGATGAATTAACATTTGATTCTGGTTAGCATCCCTCTCTCTTGTTTTTAATTTGAAACCAATTAAATTCTAAATATTATGAAGCAGACTATCAAAAATGACCGCATAGGATTTGTGGTCTTCGTTATTATCCTGCTCGTTATTATGGCAGGTGAATCAATGGTGAATTTTATCTTAAAACTCTTTGGATTATGAAAATCGACACCTATTATCTAAACAATCACGGCTCACGCTGGGTTGTTTACAAAAATCGGGAGAAAGAACGTGTCAAAGTTCTTTTTCCTGACGGGCATATTGAAACCCGTGCTGTCCTCTATTATGAAATGTTTGGAAACTTTGCAGTAACCTGCATTTCTCTGAAAGGAAAAAGGAAAACCTTCTTCCAGGATGAGTGTTTCATCCAAGATGAAGATGATAACGAACAATTATTTCGTGGAATTATTTTAAAACCGGAGGATTTACAATGCCAAACGAATTCATGAAAAGATATTCATCGTTCAGTAGGTCTCCAAAATGGAAACCAAAGACTGAACAGCAAAACAAAAAGATAGGTATTCCTAAGCATATTGTGGAAAAATTACTTGATGAAATCTATTTTGCTGTAAATCCTTATCTGGATACTGTATCATCCAAAGAAGACCTTGAGGAATTAAAAGAAAACTTTCCTTGGGTTGCTGGACTCTGCTCTGTGTATAATGGTTTATTGAATAATTGCCCTGATGAGATTAAAAATGAATTTGATTTTATAATCGAAAATGAGTAAAAAGATAAATGCCTTGTCGTGCCGAATTCTGCAATATAATTTATTAATAAGTTAGTTAATTAACTTATTTAATTCTTTTAAAGAAAGGCACGACAAGGCTGAGCTCAGCCTATTCGTATGAGTGTACGTTACTAAATGTAATTAAAAACATAGAAAACCAATAATCATTAAATTCTACTTTATGGCAACAATACTGATTTCAAAGGTAGGAGATTTTCGATGTTTTATCAAGGATGTATTCGTCCCAGATAAAGAAGGATATTGTTATTTTGTCCAGGAAACAGGCTTCTACACAAGAATTGAAAAAAGAGCTATCCTTCACGCAAGAAGGTATTTAAAAAAGAAACGCGAAATGTATCACAGAATAAGAGGAATATGATAAGAACTGCAAATCTGATTAAGGAAAGACAGGTTATTAAAATTTGTTTTTCTTACTTAGACAAAGAAGCTTTTAGAAAGATTGCTTCTTTTCCTGATGTTAAAATGAAATCCGACTATTGGGAAGGGTATATTACCCAAAAATTAATAGAACTACTGAAAGAATTAAATTTTGTATTCAGTCCTTCTCTTCAAAATTGGGATAAAAAAGAAGATGAGGTAAAGAAACTTTCTTTAAATCTTGATGTAGAGGAACTCTACAAATATCAAATAGAAGGTGTTCATTTTTTAGAACAAAAGAATGGAAGAGCTTTGATAGCAGATGAAATGGGTTTGGGTAAAACAGTCCAAGCCTTATCTTGGTTAAAACTACATCCAGAATTCTCAAAAGTTTTAGTAATTTGTCCAGCCAGCTTGAAAATTAACTGGCAAAGGGAAGCAGAAAAATGGGCTCTGATAGAGATGGAAATTTTAAATGGTACTACTCCACACAAAATTAAGAGTAATGATGTTATCATCAATTATGATATCCTTTCTTATTGGGAGAAACATTTAAAGTTAAAACAATTTGATGTGATAATATTTGATGAAGCCCATTACATCAAAAATAATAAAGCAAAACGAACAAAAGCCTTTAAACGACTGGTCAAATCAGTTCCAAGATTGATTGCTTTAACAGGTACACCAATTGAAAACAAACCAATTGAGATTTATAATATTGTGAAGGTAATAGATCCTTCTATATTCCCTGATGCAACAGACTTTGCTGTTGAATTTTGTGGGGCAAAGAAAACAAGGTTTGGATGGGATAAAAATGGAGCTACAAATACATTGAGATTGAATAAAATTCTATCAAGTTCAATAATGATTAGAAGAAAGAAAGTAGATGTACTAAAAGATTTACCTGAAAAACAAATCATTAAAGTACCATTTGAGATTAACAATAGAATAGAATACGACCAGGCAGAAACAGAATTTGTAGAATTCTTAAAAAAGAAATTCAATACAGAAAATCTTACAGAAGAAATTCTGGAAGAATTAAAACAATTTGCCAAACGTAATGATATTGAAGTTAGTGAAGAACTAACCACAGATGAGATACGTTTGATAAAAGAACATAAATTTGAAAGAATTGCTTCTGCACCAGTCCTTGCACAAATTGAATTACTTAAACAATTAGCAGTGAAAGGTAAAATTGACCAAGTAATTGAATGGATTGAAAATTTCTTAGAAAGTGGTGAGAAACTGGTTGTATTTGCCGTTCATAAAAAAGTCGTTTCCCAGTTAATGGAAAAATTTAAACATATCGCGGTTAAGGTAGACGGTAGCGTTTCCCAGAAACAAAGACAAGAAGCTGTTGATAAATTTCAAAAGGATTCTAAAACAAGATTGTTTATTGGAAATATTAAGGCAGCAGGAGTAGGAATTACTTTGACAGCGGCGTCTAATGCAGTAATAATTGAATTCCCTTGGTCTCCAGGAGAATTGAATCAAGCTGCGGATAGGATACATCGTATCACCCAAACCAAACAGGTTACAATATGGAATTTGGTTGGGGAGAATACCATTGAAGAAAAGATAATTACTTTGCTTAAGAAGAAAGAAAAAGTAATTACCAAAATATTAGATGGAAAACAATATGAAGACCAATCAATATTAATGGATTTGTTTAAAAGTTATTTAACAATTAAAACATAAAAGAAATGACAACTGAAGAAATTAAAAAGCTATTGAAGGAGTTAATAGAAATTGATCTACAACACACTTCTTCTGATTATGAAAAAGAAAAGCCTGCAAGGGTAAAAGAAATTGAACACGAACTCTATATAGTCGGTGTTCTTGATGTTAATGGTGCTTTTATTTACAGTAATCCTTATGTGGATGAATTAGCTGCTTATTATTGGAAACTATTTGATATGGGAGCATATGGAGAAGATGATTCCGGTAACGAAAATGAATTGTGAACAATTAAATTATTTTGAACACAAAGAATTAAAAAACCCTGATGGAACACCATTACTTGCAAGAAGAAATGGTAAAACTAAGATCTGGAAAAAACAATCTGAAAGATTTCAAATATCTTGCAGATATGGTAATAATCAAAAAATTGTAATTAGTAACGAAAATTGTCATTTATGGAATGGAGAAGAATAAATTAAAACGAATAAGGACAAGAAGAACTGAGTATTATGTTAGAGTCTTAGGAAAAATAAATGAAAAATTTGAAATTTGTAAATAGAATTAAAGGACGAATTTACAATAAGATTGTAGAGTTAGATGTCTTAAACGGAGTGCCTATTAGGTACAGAGTACTTAATGAAGGAAATCATTTATGGTGCCATAGTAATGATTTGTATGAAAGTGATTTTGATGAAATCTTAGATGTAAATATTGTACCACTTAATCAAAAATGAAATGAGTAAATTAAGAACATTAGCAGAAATCGAAGGTTACGAAAGTGTTTCAGAAATGCTTGAAGCCTCTACTTGGGACAGCGTGGTTCCAGCAATCTGTACAAACAAAGATTGTAATGCTACCTACAGCTACGAACCTGATTGTGATCGTGGATGGTGTGATGAATGTAAAACAAATTCAGTAAAGAGTTGTCTTGTACTCGCAGGAATTATTTAACCTTAATATTTAAAAAAATGAAAAAGAATGAAGTATCTTTAGAAACATTGAAGGCATCTTTTAATGCAATTTCTTCTGAAAATCGTTCCGTTGGTATATGGAACATAAAAAGAGAAATTATGAAGAGAACGTACCCACAAACTCTAATTTCCGAATTAGATGCGAGTGGGTTTATTAAAGAATGGTTATGGACATAATACGTTTGTATAGAGATTTCAACGTTGAACATAGAACGGAAGGACATAAACATTGTCGTCCGGGATGGGTCAACGTTGAGTGTCCTTTCTGTGAGGGAAATCCAGGGTATCATCTTGGATGGAATATAAACGAGGAATACTATTTCTGTTGGCGTTGTGGATGGCACGCCCCGGTTAAAACCATTGCTGAATTAACGGGCCTTAAAGAAAATGAGGTAACTGAAATTTTACCACAATATGGAATTAACCGGACCATACTGCATCAGAAAATAAAAACCAAAAGGGAGTTTGAAATCCCATCCGGTTTAAGTTAT